CCCAGAGAATCACATCTTTTTTCCTCATCATGACATCCCTGCTTCTGGCGATCATGCCCTTTACTTAAAGCCATCTGCGCGCCAAGTGACCTCAGAAGCAAAAAAAGCTGTTAATATGGTCAGGCCCCAGAACAACATCGCCTTCACGCCATTATAGCGTTTGGGGTTACGAGTTTTTTGATAATCGAGATAGCGCTTAATTAGATCGGCGACGGTGTATTTTTTCGCCTGCGTAGTTTTGACACCGACCCCAAAGGGCGGTGGACGGCGAAGTCGCCCGGAGGGTGAGGCGCGTTAAAACGCGCCGAATCAAATACGACCTTCGCGCATCGCCGTTTCGGTTTTTTGCGCCCACTGACGGGCATCGGTTTTGCGCTCAAACGTGGCCGACTGAGAGGGGATTTTTAAAAAACCATTGGGCGCGAATGCGAATTTTCACGCAGGTCCGCGGTTTTGCCGTCAGGCGTTTGCCTCGTCTCGATGGTTGCCATGCCATTTGCCTCTCATAGCGAAAGACTACAAAACATGGCGGCATTATGCAACGCTCTAATTGTCCGAACACGGATGAAGTTTTGAATACGCGCATGTAAATCAGAGAGATAATTCGAAGCGTTTCGTAGTGGGACAGCTAAAATGGAACTGCATCATCCAATTCGGCTTCGACCTGCTTTATCGATCTACCTTCAATTTTATAATGTTTGCCCGTTCTGTTTTCTAGGAAATTGACAAGCCTGTTGTGTTTATTGTTTAGATACCAAGCTTTATAGAGATTCTCATTAGACGAGAATGCTTCAATTATTTGCTGTATATCAGCTTCGCTGACAGAACGTATGGCTTGTAGGCGATTGAACCTTCTTCCTGCTTCATCAAAATCCGAAGAATCAACAAATGCCTGAACGGTTGCCTTTCTAATACGCTCTTCCTGACCAAGTTTTTCCACGAGCAACTTATAGATACCATCCACTGTAGCAGCAGGATTCTCTAAATCGCCTATCAGCGCCTGAGTATCATTTATAAATCCGCAGGGATCACACTTCTGCATCTTTACAGGAATGATCGGTATGCCTCTTCCTAAGGCAACGCCAACTTCCTGATTGGTCCAATAGCTTTCAAAAAAGCCATCTGTTATAAATACCAGCATGATTTCCATGGATTGCAGAGATTTGCGGATAATATGCTGCCATTTTTCCATCGGCTCGATTGTGTCATGCGCGACGAAAGAGCTTATGCCATAGCCCTCTAGTGCCAACCCTAATTCGGAAGCTTGTCGCTTATATTCATCCCTATGACTGATAAACAGGCGGATATGTCCAGGTCGCCAAACACTGAGGGTATCGGGGTTGATGATAGGCTGATTGAAGGGTTTTATTGAACGTCTGCATTCTAAATCATTTTCATCGTATAACTCGATGACAACATTTTCTACAAATTCTCCCTGAAGAGAGCGCGAGCATTCTTGGAAGTCATCTTCCAGTTTTTTGCATATTTCTTTCTGTGTCTCAAAATTGATGATTTTCTGCAGCACATCCTCTTCGAGAAAGAAAACTAAAGCATGGCCAGCCGTGCCGCCATCCCAGTTGTCATATGACACTTCTTCACGAACATATACTGAGGCGTTGCAAACGATTTGGTGATATATGCTTGAGCTATCCGAGCGATACATAAGCTCAAGACGCCGTATGTAGGCGGGAATCTTTTTAGGCATCTCGTATTTTGAAGCCATTCTTTATCTTCCGCTACTTTTCGTCACTTATTATTTTGAACTGTCCCAGAATTGTCCCATGGGCGTTTTTGGCATTCGAACTGGGTGGTGGCGGGGGGTTGTAGACGCTATGCGAACCTGTCAGGAAATGAGATTACTTGTTTTACAGATGCCTATCAAGCCCGAGCTTTTGATACGGGCAGCATAAAGGGGGCGCGAAGCCCCCTTCGTTTATTCAAGGTTAGTGGTTAATACTCACTCGCGAGCATGATGGTCAGCACGCGGGTGGTGACCTTTGGGTCGGCGGGGTTTTCTGATCCGAAGTTCATGGTGTGGTCGTAGTAGTCAATCTTCCAAAAGAAGTCCTGACCTTCGACCACTACCTTGCCGAAGTCATGCTCGCCGTATGGGTCGCTGTCTTCGGTGAAGTTGTCGTAGTGCATCACGGCGGCGAACACGGCTGCGCTTGTTTCTTCGCTTAATTGGTTCACGCCGCTGGTCGTCATGACCTTGCCTCCCCAGTATGTCTGGCGGAATCGGTCGTTCAAAGCGGCAATGATCGGGCTTTGGTTGTCATGTTGGGGTGTTTCGGTGGTGTTTTCGATGGTTTGCATAGCATTTTCCTTCATTTGCTGGGGTTAAACCTTCTATCGGATAACACCCTGCCACCTGCAATCAAGGCTCTTTTGCCTTTAATAACAATTGGTTGACCTTCTGGGTCCTTCCCAAGCCGAACCTATACGGGGACGCTTGGCGCGGCATTTCGCCAGCGACACGTTCCAGAAGTCCATTTCGTTTCGTTTTTTCAAACATGGAGAACCCTATGAAAGTCGAATTACTCGACCTCAAAAAACTTGTGCCTTACGCCAGAAACCCAAGGATTACCGCGCACGCGGTGGACAAGGTGGCGGCCTCCATCAAGGAGTTTGGATTCCGCCAGCCAATTGTCGTGGATTCCGAAATGGTCATCATCGCGGGGCATACACGCTATCAGGCAGCGCAGAAGCTGGGCTTGAAGAAAGTGCCTGTGCATGTGGCGGAGGGTTTATCCGCCGAACAGGTGAAGGCGTATCGCATTGCCGACAACCGCACGGGCGAGGAAGCGCAGTGGGATAACGAAATGCTCGCCCTCGAATTGGCCGATCTCGACAACATGTCATTCGACAAAGCGGTGCTTGGCTTTGAAGCGGCGGAATTGGAGCAGCTGCAGAAAAGCCTCGAAAGCCTGCTAACCGACGGCATTGATGACGATGAGGAAAAGCCCATCGACGAAGCCGACACTCGCGCAACCATCGGACCCTACAGCTTTGAGATTCCCCGCGAACGATACCTCGCATGGATCGAGGAAGTGAAACAGGAAGTCGGCTTCGACAAGGAAGCCATTGTCCACGAACTGAAAAAGAGGCTCGGCTTATGAAACTAATCGACATTGATAGCCTGAACCCGTCCACCTATAACCCGCGCACCGCAGATCCTCGGCGGCTCGATTTGATTGAACTGTCGCTTCGCAAGCTGGGCTTTCTTCTCCCCATCTATGCCACGCCCGACGGCGAAATCATCTCTGGTCACCAGCGGCATCATGTGGCGAAGCGGCTGGGCGTTCGCCAAGTGCCAGTGGAGTTCACCAGGGCGATGGATTTGGAGGAGCGCAAAGGCGTAAACGTCGCCTTTAACCGCGCCACCAATGATTTGCGCCCGAAGGATACGCCCGAGAATATCACCGATGCGCTGGCGCGGGTGGATGTGAAGGCGATTGCGGCGGCAATTCCTGACAAAACGCCTGACACGCCCGAGTTCTACCCGTGCCTGAAGGCGCAGGTGATGCCGATTGCGCCATTGCTCAAAGCGAACAAAGGCCGTTGGATCACCTATGCCACCAGCATTTCCAAGACGCTTTACCTCAAAGGCGTGCTGATGCCCGTGGTTGCCACCAAAGACCTGCGCGTGGTGAACGGCATAGGCCGCTTGCAGATGCAGGCGGAATCCAAACGCTCTGATGTGGCGGTGGTGTTGGTGACGGAAGACGAAGCGCGGTTGGCCGATGCCATGCTGAATCTGCTCTCGATGGATTTTGACATTCATAATCGTTACCGCGACCTGCTGCGCTACAATTCGTTCCGCCGCCTGCGCCGCGTGCGCGAGGATCTGGGGCGCGGGTTTATTTTCGCAGTGGCTGGCAACAGCACGTCAAAGGATTTTGATGTGGCCGAGCCAAAGAACCGCGACAAGTGGATCAAGGAGCATGGCAAGTCGGTGCTGGATTTCGGCGCGGGGCATTTGCATGAAACGCAAATCCTGCGTTCTATCGGCGTGCGCGTCACTCCGTTTGAGCCGTATCGCGTGAATGAGTCCGAAGAAATTGACAAGGCAGAGTCCTTGCGCGTGGTGGATGAGTTCCTTGCCGATGTTGGTGATCGCAAAATCCCCTACAATTCGGTGTTCATCTCAAGCGTGCTGAACAGCGTGCCGTTTGAGGAAGATCGCAAGCACATCATTTGCCTGTGCGCCGCGCTCTGTTCACCGCAAACGAAACTCTATGCGGTGGCCTCAAGTATCAACCACATCAATATTCGCCAGCTGAAAGGCTACAATTCCCTGAACGAACGGCAATCGACGGGGCGTGCCTTCCTGCTCGAATATGAATCGGGCATCACGCTGGGCGATATGACCAGCAGCCCGAAGGTGCAGAAGTACCATAGCCAGAACGAGTTTTATTGCCTGTTCAAAGAGTTTTTCGAGATCGTCCAGGTATCGGAAAGCAACAGCAATGTGCAGGCGGTATGTGCGAGGCCAAAACCGATTGATTACAAAAAGTTGAACGCAGCACTCGAGTTTGAATTCGATTTACCCTATCCTGATGGCAGCAGGATGGGGCGTGTAATTGATGCAAAACGCGCTTTCTCCGAGCGAACGGGACTTGTGCTATGATACTCTTGCTCGACCTTAACTACACGCTGGTGGAAAACAGCGATGATAAACGCCGCCCTTTCATAAAACAGATCGAGGCAGAGCAATATCGTCGCTGGCTGGTGGAGTTAATCAGGCCGCATCACGTCATCATGATGACAGCGCGGCCTGCGATGCACCGAGAAGCAACGCTTGCGAGCATTAGCGCAAAAACCGCCTGGTTACCCCAGGAAGCGCATTTCAATGTTTACGGGCTTACACCCCCGTTGGCAAAGGAACGGATGCTTGCGGAGCATGTGCTGCCTAAACACGGCGGGGCAACATTCCTCGCTATCGAAAGCAACCCAAGAACCCACGCAATGTATTCACGCTATGGCATTCGGTCGGTGAAGATCGAACCAGGTGAGCGTTGGGACGCATTACCCGAGTAAACATCATGGATATTCCCCGCGAGTGGACGTTCGAGAACACGAAAGTGGCCTCGGGCTTCGATAGGCATGTGCGCGAGCAACTGCCTTGGTATGATTTGGTAACTGGTGCGGTGGCGCATATCGCCCGTCATTACATCCCCAGAAATGGGCTGGTGTATGACATCGGCGCGTCCACTGGCAACATCGGCCAAGCGATTGAAGAAACGATAGTTGAGCGCAAAGCCAAGCTGGTGGGCATCGAAGCCAGCGCGGAAATGTGCGCGAGGTATAAAGCCCCTGGCGAGTTGGTGCAGATCGACGCGCTTGATTATCGCTTCCAGCCTTATGATTTGGCGATTTGCTATCTGGTGTTGATGTTTCTGCCCGTTGGCAAACGGCAGGAGTTCATCGACTATCTGAAATCCCTCATCAAGCCAGGTGGTGCGCTGCTGATTGTCGATAAATGCGAAGCGGCCACGGGCTATGAAGCGACCGTGTTCTGGCGGCTGACACTAGCGGGAAAGATTGCCGCAGGTGTGGATGCGGAAAGCGTGATCGCAAAAGAACTGAGTCTATCAGGCGTTCAACGACCACTCGACCCCGCCATGCTGGGCGACGATGCAGTGCAATGGTTCCGCTTTGGCGATTTCGCTGGGTGGATCGTGACTAAATGAGAAAAATATCATGCAACTTTTATACAAAGTCGCCGTCATTGCGCGGTTCTTGAACTTGACGGAACGGCGCGTGCAGCAGCTCGCCCGTGACGGCATCATCCCGAAACCAGAAAAGGGAAAATACGATCTGGTGGGATGTGTTCAAGGTTATATCGGCTACCTGCAAGCCCGTGCTTTTGGCAAGGATACTGGCACGGTGGATATGTACGCCGAACGCGGCAGGCTTCTCAGGCTGCAAGCCGATAGAGCGCAAATGGAACTGGATATGATGCGTGCAAGGCTCATTTCCGCAGATGAAGCGGAGGAGCTTTGGGCAAGTTTGCTGGCCACCTTTCGCGCACGAATGCTCGCTGTACCAACCCGTGCGGCGCACCTGGTGCTTCATCTCAAGGAGTTTTACGCGATCGAACAGAGCCTGCGCGATCTGGTGTGCGACGCATTAACGGAACTCGCACGCTATGACCCAGAGCAACAAATCAGGCCAGAAGGCGTTGAAACGCGCACTGAAACACTTGAAGCCCCCGCCGAGGCTGAAGGTGAGCCAGTGGGCGGATGAATACCGCTTTCTAAGCAGCGAAGCCAGCGCAGAACCTGGCAAATGGCACACCGACCGCGCCCCGTACCAGCGGGAAATGATGGATGCAGTGAACGACCCCCGCACCGAGATGGTGGTCATCATGTCATCGGCGCAGGTAGGCAAAACGGAGATTATTAACAACATCATCGGCTACAACGTCCATCTCGACCCGTCGCCGATTCTGCTGTTACAGCCGACGCTTGAGATGGCGGAAGCATGGAGCAAAGACCGCTTCGCGCCCATGCTGCGTGACACATACGTTTTGAAAGGATTGGTGAAAGACCCGCGCACTCGGGATTCTGGCAACACGCTACTGCATAAACGCTTCCCTGGTGGCCACATCACGATGGCGGGGGCGAATTCGCCTGCATCACTGGCATCACGTCCGATTCGGCTGGTGCTGTGTGATGAAGTGGATCGCTACCCTGTGTCAGCTGGCACGGAAGGTGACCCCGTGAGCTTAGCAAAAAAGCGCACGACGACCTTTTGGAATCGCAAGATTCTGCTGACTTCCACCCCGACCATCAAAGGGGCAAGCCGAATTGAATCGGCTTTTGAGCAAAGCGATCAGCGGCGGTTTTATGTGCCTTGCCCTCAGTGTGGTGAGAAGCAAACGCTGAAATGGCAGCAAGTCAAATGGGAGCAAGGCGACCAGAAGGACGGTGACGAAAAGCACAAGCCCGAAACGGCTGCCTATATCTGCGAACATAACGGCTGCATCATCGGTGATGCTGACAAGGCCGATATGTTGCTCAAAGGCGAATGGATTGCCGAAGCTCCGTTTAACGGCGTGGTAGGCTTCCACCTCAACGAGCTTTACAGCCCGTGGGTGACATTCGTGCAGATGGTGGCGGAGTTCTTGAAAGCCAAAAAGCTGCCCGAAACCCTGAAAACATGGGTGAATACCTCGCTCGGGGAAACGTGGGAGGAAAGCGGCGAAAGCGTCGAGGCGGATGTGCTTCTCCAGCGCAAGGAAAGCTGGGGCAAGGATGCGCCCGAACCTGTGGTGCTGGTCACCGCTGGGGTGGACGTGCAAGGCGACCGCCTTGAGGTGGAAGTCAAAGGCTGGGGCTTGGGTGAAGAATGCTGGTCATTGGATTACCGCGTGTTTTACGGTGATCCAGCGCAAAGCATGGTGTGGCAGGAACTGGATGCGTTTCTGCTGCAACCTATCCGCAGCAAGCTGGGCGTGAATCTGAATATCGCCTGCGTGTGCGTGGACTCTGGCGGTCACCATACGCAAGCGGTGTATGAGTTTTGTGGTGCGCGTGCGGTGCGCGGCGTGTTCGCTATCAAGGGAATTAGCCAAACGGCGAAACCTCTGGTGGGACGGCCGAGCAAGAACAACCGCTACAAACTGCGCCTCTATCCTATCGGCACGGATACAGCGAAGGAAGTTATCTTCAGCCGCCTTCGGCTCACCGAGCCTGGGGCGGGTTACTTCCATTTTCCGCTGG